GCCACCGAGGTCCCGGCAGACGCGTGTCGTGTCCGTATCACATCGTGCGTCCCATCGGACACCGACGATGTCGTCGGCGATCTCGTACTCCTGGAGCTTGGTCCGGTTGACCAACTCCTGGAGACGCATCCGCGCGACCAGGCCAGCTCGAGCCTGGAGCTCGTTGCGGTCGAGGTCGGCTTCGATGCGATCGAGTACCGTCGACAGTGACTCGTCGTCGACGGCACCCTGTCGAAGTCGTTCGTGCATCCGTTCGAACAGTTCGGTCACGACCGATTCGACGTCGCGCTCGATCGTGGCTGCCTGGGTCCGGGCAAGCGAGCGGTGTCGTTGTTTGAACGATACGTCGAGTTCGGGCGTATGGTTCGGTTGCCCGAACGTTGCCAGCGTCCGTTCGATGACGTCACGCGTCGTCGCCTGGACCTCGGACTGTAGGTCGGACTGCTGGATGGTGTCCTGCATCGCCGACGACGCGACGCCGGCGAACGAGCCCGACGCTGCAGCCGTCGATCCGCCGTAGGTGGAGGCAAGCGACTCGATGGCGTCGTCACGGGCCTCGACGAGCAGTTCCGTCACGTCCGTTCGGATCGCCTGCTGGGCGTCCCTGGTATCGACGCGTCTCGGGTCCGCGAGCTCTTCACTGGCTGGGTCATGACCGACGTGCGTTGCCTCGAGATCGACATCGAAGTAGTTCGTGTCGGCCTCGACGGTATCGACGTACGTGTCCGAGAGCCGTGTCTCACTGCGCTCCGTCGGCCCGTCTGCAGCCATGTCGTGCCGTTGCTGTTGTCGCTGGTCGTTGGCGCCCGTGACAGGGGCCGTCTGGACGGGGGCTGCTTGCTGTGTCGGGCCGGACGACGATGCACCGGCGCCCGATCCCTGGTTGTCCTGGTCGGCAGTCGTCTGGTACTGGATGATGTTGCCCTGGACGTCTTCCGGTGCCACCTCACCGTTCGGCCGACCGAGTTCGAGTCGGACGCCCGACCCGTCAAGTGCCTGATGCTCTTCAGCCAGCTCCTGGAGGACCGGCGTGAACTTCTCGGCGATCTTGTTGCGCATCCGCCGGACCCGCTTTTTGTACTGTCGCTCCTGTACCGTTGCGACTGACCCCGTCACGCCGGACGTGTGCGACCCGATGGCGAACTTCGGCGTCGGCATCGCCGTCATGATGTGGTCGATGTCGTGGTCGAGTGAATCGCGGATGTCCGCCGTCTCACCGGAGAACGTGTCGATATCGACGTCGCCACCGACGGCGAGCATCTTCCCAGGCTCGTAGTTCTCGTCGGAGTACTCTTGGATGAAGCGTTCCTTCTCCTCGGGCGTGTATGGGTCGTCTTCGGTCCCAAGCTGGAAGTGGACCATTGGATACGCCTTCGATGCGATGGCGTCGTCGTTGTCCTGGAGCTTCTGGATGTAGCCCTCGACCCGACGCTGCACCGTCCGGAGCCGTGAGTGACCACGCACGTCGCCGATACCGGGCTTGCGAGCGAACTTGAGCACGTCGTCCCGAGTGAACGACTGCTCTTCCTTGTCGGTGAAGCCGAGTCCCTGGTCATACTGAACGTAGGCGGGCGTCTTCCCGCTTGGCGTCGTATGTCCAGGACCGTAGTCGACATCGGCGTCCGGTGGGACGAGGACGTTCTGGTCGGGAAGTGTGTAGATCTTCACCTCGGACTCGTCCATCAGTTTGAAGCCGACCGGGAGCCCGTTCTCGTCCCGAACGATCTCGACAAGTACGGTCCCGGAAACCTCGTGTTCGATGACGAGTGCGATGCCGAACTGTGAGAGGTCCTCGTTGACCTCGCCACTGTCGAACGTCGCCTGTGTGAGCCACTCCGTCAGCAGTTCCCGTGTCTGCGGGTCGTCAGCGACGACGTACCAGCCGGCCTCCCAGACCTCTTCAGCGAACTGGTTAATCGACATCTCGACGTGCGGGTTGGATCGATACAGCAGTTCGTACTCTTCGGACTGGCGTCGATCCGGCAGCGAGACGTCGTAGCTGGAGTGTTGGACTGCCGAATCACCACGGTTGATCGACCGTGGCTCACCGTCGTCGGCGGAGACGTTGATGAGCTCCGCTACCCGTCCCGCAAGCTCACTCACGCCGTCTCGAACCCGACCCATGCGACGCTCCCGGCCCATGAGACACGTAATACGTCGATCGACCATATGAACGATCGACTGAGACACAGATATGCAGGCGATACGACCGTCAGGCTACATCGCCGTCCCGACCACACGAGTCGCTACGACCGCGCTACGTCCGTTGCAACAACGTCAGCGACAACATCAGGGTCGTCAGGACGGAGACTACTAGGAGAGCCCCCATCATCACCGTCCCACAGACACTGCCGGTCGCGTCCCACCAACGCGGTCATGCACACGATCGAGCCGACGACACACACGGTCGGACCGACAACACACAGGATCGAGCCGACTGCAGAGACGGCGAGGCTACTGGACGCGTAATCCGTCGCCAAACAAACCCCGGTCAGTCGAACCGATACCGCGACCGTCCCGGCCGATCGTCCGTGTCGGACCGACCGATCCTGCCGATACTGTCGACCGAGGTCGCCCGGTCGCCACGATTCGACGTGGACGTGTCGCCACCGAGCATCGAAACGGCGATGGCGAGTGCGTCAGCCCGGTCGTCGTGACCACTCTGCGCGTGGAACTTGTACATGCCCGTCCGGGTCTGTGAGTACCCGATGTTATCCAGTTCCCGGATGAACTCTTCTGTCGCCGGGATCGTCACCGACCCGGCCTCGAGCTCGGCCTTCAACGACTGATACAGGTCCTGTTTGTTCTTGGTCTTCAGCTTCACACCCGACACGACCCGCCGTCCCAACCGACTCCGCAACATCTCGACCGGACCCTGTCCCATCCCCGTCTGGTCGATCCGGATCTCTTCGTAGTCGTTGACCTCGTGTTTGGCCTCGGCGAAATCGATAATGTCGGTCAACGGCTGTTCGGAGTCCGGATTCACGACTTCGACGTCGAACACGTTCCCGGCATCGTCGATCGACAACAGGACGGCTCGGTCCGCACCCGTTCCGGCCGGATCGACCGAGAGATACGACGTCGGCGATTGACGTCGAATGTTCGTCTTCGAACAGGACTTCAACAGCTCGGTCGGGAAGAACGTACTCTCGCTCGAGACGAACTCGCCGAGCAGCTCCTGTTGGATCTGGCGCTGCGTCCGCCCGGACTTCATCTCCTCGAACTTCGCGTCGCTGATGAGCGGACTCGCGCTCGACGGGACGTGTGTCCGGTGCCACTCCGGATGTTGATCCTTCTCGTAGAAGAACCCGGACTTCCCGAGTGGCGTGGACGTCAGCACGATGTCCCCGTCCGTGGTGAGCGTCATCGGCTCGAGCGCGTCGTAGTAGATGTCGTCATCGACGAACGCTGCCTCGTCGACGATCAACATATCAGCCGTGTACGATCGGATCTTCTCACCGGATCGACCCGTCGGCAGTGCGATGATCCGACTCCCCTGGTCGAACTCGATCGTCATCTGGACGCCACGGTCGATTCCCCACTGGCTGTGTTCGATCGGACTCTCGGACAGCTCGGATTTGATCTGGTTGATCAGCTCTCGGGCCTGACGTTGTGCCTCAGCCGTGATGATGACGTCGGCTGGTGGTTCCATCAACGCCTTGTGCAACGCGATCCAGGCGACACATCGTGACTTGCCGACCTGCCTGCCAGCCCTGCAGACCTTCTTTCGATTGTCAGCGTCGATGAAGTCTTTCTGGTATTCAAACGGCTCGACGCCAAGGAGCTTTTTTGCGAAGTAACTAGGTTTGTTGAGAAGTTTTTGGCTATCTAGCTCTTCAACAGTCTCGATAATCGACATCGCGACAACCGCAGAAAAACGCTGTTAACAAAACTGGGAGAGCTTCTCGCTGAGATCCAGATTAAAGTTCTCGTCGGGATATAGAGAAACAAAATCGATTCCAACATCATCATAGTCTGACTTCTTCTGCTGCATCTTCTGGTCGTACTGATCATTGCTCCCAGCAAGACCCCAGACCTCTACGATAGTTCCTGACACACAAAAGTCAGGTGTCCATCTAACACTGTCCACTTCGGGTTCGTACACGTACTCGACATCATGATAGTGGAGCCAATCAGCTACGTCTTTCTCCAGCTTGGAACGGACTATTTCTCCATTTTCCGTCTCGCAGACAGTTCCCCATCCATACGCAGGATCAGTCTCAATATCGTACGAGTGGAGCCAACGTTTGACAGATGAAGGAGATCGATCGACGAGAGGGGCTATTTGATAGATCGTCATCGACTCATCTACATACATCGAGCGCAGTTCGGACTCATCAATCGGTATCTCCGGTTGTCGTCGTTCGATACCATGCTTTTCGAGCCAATACCGAACGCCTTCACGTGAGTCAAGACCGATGATGTCTGCAATCTCGGGACAAGAAAGTTGCTCCTCGACGTATAGTCGACGAAAATATTCTTTTGTTCGCTTTTCTTCGTCTTCATCAGAAAGTGTGTGATCTCCCCGTCGAGGGACTCCAAACTCCTCGAGCCAATTCGAGATAGTGGGACGGCTCACCTCATACAAATCTGCGATCTCGTATGTCGTAAGCTCTTCTTCGAGGTACAGACGACGCAGAGTCTCTTCGTCTCTGTATCCACGAGAGTCTGTTGACACTCCCATCAACTGTAGGTATGATTATAGTCTGTAAATACTCTACGCAGTCGTTCAGTGAAGTAACTCGGTTCGTCGACGAGCCGTTCGGCATCGAGCTCGTTGACGGTGTCGATGATAGACATAAAACTCAAGAGGTCGTCTCGGACCACGCCTCACGGTACGCTGCGAGCGGGTCGTCGTCTTGTGACCGGTACAGCAGGAACGGAACGGACCCCAGATGTGCGATGGCTTGCTCCGGAATCGGCACCGCACGGTCGTTCGGAATCGCCACGACGTCTCGGGCGATCGGGCCATCCGTGATCGGGAAATGTCTGCCCGACGTAGGCGCCTTCAGAAAGACGTCGTCACCATCGATGGCGTGATGCAGCTGATCATAGGTCGTGTGTGTCACTGTGGGCTCGTCCACGTCGCTGGTGCGCTGCACGGTTGCCTCGACCAAGCGATACTGTCTCGAGAACGGCTGCACGGTCACGCCGGATCCTGCTACCATCGTCACGACCCCGCGTCGGATGCGATCTCGGCCAGTGCCGATGCGAGCGATTCGGCCGTGTCGTCGGTCTCGTCTTCGTCGTCGTAGACGCCCAACCGGTCGAGTCGCTTCTGGACGTCATTATCGAGCCGACTGTACGGGAGATTGATCGGGTTCTCGTCGTCGACTTCGATCGGCTCACCAGTGGCCTCGTCGATCCCGATGATCTGTTCGACGACCATGTCCTCGTCGGCGAACTCATCGAGGGCGTTCCAGAGCCGATGTTGGTCGATCGCAGCCCGCCAGATCTCGTTGACCTTGGCGACGTTGTCCCGATCGACCTGGTCGGTACTGTCGATCCAGGACTCGGCCAGCGCCTCGATATACTGCTGTTCGTCGGTCGAACAGGACTGGAAGTAGTTGGACCGCTGGGCGTAGAGTGAGTGTTCCATCGCATTGCCGACCGGGTCCGGCGCACCCGAGCCCTCTGCACCATGCAGATAGCAACGTCCGGTGTCACTCTTCTTGGATGGGTACTTCTCACAGTAGCCGTCGAGCTCGGTCTCACGATGCGTGACGTACGGATCCCGATCCTCGAGCCAGACGAGTAGCCCGCCGTCGTCGAGCGACGCCGTCTCAAGGTCGGCTCCGATACGGTCGACATCGAACGAGGCATCGTCGAACACGAGCCCGCGGAGTCGGTAGTCGCCGTACAGGTACTCCCGGATCGTCTCGTACGCAGGCGGAACCGTCTCCTCGATCGGGCCACCCTGGAGTCGACACTCACGAAGCTGCTCGTCCGTGATCGTGCCGTCGATATCGTCGGTGTCGACGACGAGGCCGACCTTCGACGTGACCTGTGCTGCACATCGGTCTGCTCGAGGCTCCGACGTGACCATGCGACCTTGGATTGTGACGTCGTCTGTCGAATCGCGCAGGTCTGGACAGACAGTGTAGACGACGTCCACACAGAACGAGAAGGGAGAGGTGAGAGAGACGCGGTGAGTGCGCAGAGTGATGCCAGAGTTCTCGCCAGGTTCTCGTGTGGGTGCAGACAGCGCAACGTCGCACCCACCCAACACGTAATCCGTCGCTCAAAACAGTCACACGTCACGGTCTGGCCGACTGATACGCCTCGTACGACTCGAGCTCCCATTTGTATTCGTACCCAGGACACACGGGCAGCCACTCGAGCAGCGTCCGTGTCGACGCGACGTCGAAACGGATGACGCCGTCGGATACGTCGACCGTGGGTGTGACCGGCGTCCCGTCGAACCACTGCGTCACGGTCCGAGGCGATCGATGCTCCAGGATCGCGTCGACACCGATCGTCACGTACGGCGCACTGTCGGGGTATCGAGCGTCGTAGTGGAGCGAGCCATCGCCGGCGTACCAGACAGCACACGTCCACGGGCCGAGCTCGAGCTCTCGGGGCGGTGCGAGCTGCCGACGCTGCTCGGACGTTGCATACCAGGCTGCAAGCGCGTCGAACGCTGTGTGCACACGCGTCCGAACACCCCAGATCGTTGCGTAGGACCCGACCGTCACGTCATGGTCGGCCGACGATGCTTGCTCGAAGCTTCGTTGGGCCGACCGATGCTCGAACGGCCCGGTCGACAGCCACGCCAACGTCCGGTCGAGCCAGTTGATGAACGGTCGACGCGTCGAATAGGCTTCGAGCGACGGCGTCGTGCCACCGACCTTGACGGTCCCGTCGCCGAGGACGAGTCCCCGACAGATCGCCCAGACGCGATCCGGGATCGTCGGCCACACACAGTCGCTCCGACTCCAGTGAGCCCCGATCCGCTCGAACACACACGCACAGTCGTGGCACCGTGTTCCCTCGTCGACTCGAACCGGTTGCTGTCCCGGGGTCATTACCGATGGTTATCTCCATCGTCCGTTCGGACTTCGGCCTGATCGCCCGATCCAGTAGCATCGTCGTATGGATCATGATCGTACCAGACCTTGTCCGTGTCTGCTGCTAACCTGCTCCAATCAACCGAGTTGTCACCGACACTGTCGGCTGTATCGTTTTCAACCGTGTGTGTTCGTGCGCTCGTCCGTGTGCGTGCGTCGTCCTGGTCGACCGTCGGTCGGACCGACGGATCCGGGTGTTCGGTCCGAGGCTCGACGTCGTCATTGAACAGATAGCAGTGCTTCTTGGCGAGCCTGATCGTCGACCAGAGGTCGGTCGTCTCGAGTCCGAGCCCGTCGAGTAGATCGTCCATCCCATCACGATTGAGCAGCCACTCGTCGGTGTCGGACAGCTCCATGTGTCGGTCGTGCAAGAGCGTGGCGATGGCGAGGATGGCACCTTCGGTTTCGACGCCAGCACCAGCGTACGGCTGATACCGCATCTTCTGGGCGACCGTGTGGATACGGTCGGTCAGCCACGGTGGCAGGTCGAGCCGTGTCGCCATGAGTCGAATCCAGCGCTTCCGGTCGGCCCATCTGTTGCGCCGGCTTCGGCTCGTATCACGGATCCCGTCGTTCAACTTCTGCAGTCGTCGCCATCGATCGACGTCTCCAGTGTCAATGTCGACGTCGTTCGTCGACGGGACGGCAAACGTGGTCCGGGTGACCGAGCGTCCATCATTGGGCTTGAACGACATCATGTCGTTGAACTCCGACGTTGCCGTCCGAGCACCGTTGCCAGCCGTCCGGTCGAGCTCGGTGTCGGGTCCGACCGACGTGGTGCTGGCTCGATCCGACCGCTCGACCGGGTCCGATTCGACCGACGTATCGTCCTGTTGCTCGTCGCTTGTCTCGTCGGTCGACGATGTCGTCACTGTCCGGGTCGACTCGTCCGATGCGGAAGATGATGAAGACGGCACGCGACCGACGGACAGTCACGTCGTTCGATGTGACTGCCAGCGTCACTGCGACATACAGTAAAATCGTCCCGACGGACGTCCCAACACGGTCTTCCAGGACGCCCCTGTGCCAGCATACTGGCTGGACAGTATTAAGCATCCGGCCAACTCATGATTGAGGGTCGAGTTGGACGGAGCCCCATATCCTGGGTTGAGAAAACCGAAAATTCTCGCGCTCGAGCCGTCCGGCGGATCCGCTGCCCCGGTCGGACGCATATATAAAACCCGTGTATAGACGGCCGGCCGGACCGGTCCGTGAGCGACGCGTCAGGCGGTCGTGAGCGACGCGTCAGGCGGTCGTGAGCGACGCGTCAGGCGGTCGTGAGCGACGCGTCAGGCGGTCGTGAGCGACG